AAACAGAAATTGAAAGTTATGTTATTGGTGGTATAAAACAAGACGTTAAAAAAGATCAATTTAAAAAATTTAAACTATAATGGTAGAAAAAAGACAAAAGACTTGTTCTAGTTGCGAAACTAAATATACTATCGAATGGGATATTGAAGTGCAAGATTTAGAACCTTTAACTTGTCCATTTTGTGGACACGAAGTAGAGGACCTTGAAGATGATAATGAAGAAGCAACTTGGACAAATAATGCAGACGATAATTGGAATTGATTATAGTTTAAATAGTCCCGCAATTTGTATCGCTGACACTAGCTTTGAATTTGAAAAGTGTCAGTTTTATTTTTTAACAAGTAAAAAGAAACATATAGGTAACTTTGGTAAAAATATAACAGGATATGAACACAAAGAATACAAAAATGCGATTGAAAGATTTAAAAACCTCTCGGACTTTATCTTACATTGCTTGGAGAAGACGAGTCTTAAAAAGACAATCTTTATTGAAGGCTATTCGTTTGGCTCAAAAGGACAAGCTATTTTTCAAATTGCGGAAAATTGTGGTATCCTTAAATATAGGCTTGACTATGAAAAAGATTTTATCTACGACACTATTGTACCTAGTGTTGTCAAAAAATTTGCTAGTGGCAAAGGTAATGCGGATAAAGAAAAAATGTACGATTCTTTTAAAAAAGAAACGAAAATAGATTTAAAAAAAATATTTGATATGGAAAAGTTGAATAATCCAGTAACAGATATTATTGATAGTTATTATATTGCGAGATGTGGTTATGAAAATATTAAAAGCACAAAAAAGTCTTCCTGATTTTGCAACACAATATTTTGATGTAAAATCATTAAGAATAATACCACCAGATGAGTGGTTAACAAAACGTTTTAATGAATTTGGTTATGGTGAAAGTTTTGAAAAACACGGAATGATATGGCCTATTGCTGTTACAGATCATAGACAACAATGGGTTAAAGACAGAATACTCCCCAAAAATCCACAACACAAAGATAAAAACGGTAATCTAATATCAGGTTATTATGTTCACATAGGAAATAAAAGAGTTATGTGGGCTAAACAAAATGGTTATGAAATGATTGAAGGTTATTATTTTCATTCAATGGAAGATAAAAGAAAAATACATCAACTACAACATATCGCACATACGGAGATACCTAAATGAAAAATGTAAAAGGTTGGTGGTTACCTGATTATGATACACACTTTGTATCTATGCTTAAAGAAGTTAATGGCGAGTTTACTTATCAACAATCACATAGAGATTACGTATTAGGTTTTATTAATAATTTTGATGTTGTTATAGATGTAGGTGCTAACGTAGGCTTTTGGTCAAAAGATTTTTGTAGAAAATTTAAAACAGTATGGGCATTTGAACCTATTAATGATATTATAGATTGTTATAGAAAAAATATGGAAGAGTTTGATAATTGGCATTTAGAACAAGTTGGTCTATCAGATAAACAAAAAGAAAACGTAGAGATTTATAAAGGCATACAAAATTCAGGTGGTGCTTCTTTAGTTGAAGGATTTGAAAGTGCTAGTAATCAAGTTGAATATATTGATATAAAGATGATGGATAATTATATTAATGATTTTGATAAAGTTGATTTAATTAAAGTAGATATACAAGGGCACGAATACGAATTTATAAAAGGTGCATTGAAGTTTATAGATAAGTTTAGTCCTACACTATCTTTAGAATTACCTATTAGAACAACTGTAGAAAAAACATATGCTCAGGCAGTGATAGATGAATTAAAAGTTTTAAATTATAATCAAGTAGGTAGACACAAAAAAGATACGGTATTTAAAAGATGAATATAGTAGTAGTTACAACATTAAATAAAAAATTATACAATCAGTATGGTTATAAATTTTTTGAAACTTATAATTGGAATTTTGATTTAATTGTGTATAGTGAAGATATGTTAAATATACCTAACAAAAATTATATTGTAAAAAGTATTTTTGATGAGATACCTGAATGTGAACAGTTTGTAAACAGAAACAAACATAAGCCAGTTGAAAATACAGGTAATGGTTATTTACAAGACGCTGTTAGATTTTGTTATAAGGTTTATTCATATACAGATATGATATTAAATAGTGAAGACTATGATGGTATTATAGGAATAGATGCTGATAGTGTATTTTATAAATCTATAAATGAAGAATGGATAAAACAACATATACATAAAGATGATTGTATGATGTCTTACTTAGGTCGTGGTAATAATTATAGTGAATGTGGTTTTTTATATTGGAATTTAAAACATAAAGATACCAAAGACTATGCTAAATATATGAAAGATATGTACTCTACAGATCAAGTTTATAATTTAATAGAGAAACACGATAGTTATGTTTGGGATTATGTTAGAACAAGATTTGAAGTTGAAAGAAATACTTTAAATAATAATATTGGTGATGGTAAACCTGGACACGTACAAGCCAGATCAATATTAGGGGAAGTTTATGACCATATTAAAGGTCCTAGACGAAAACAAACTTTAAAAAGTCCAGAATCGAGGTTATAATGATTAATGTTTTTATTGGTTATGATAGTAAAGAAAAAGTAGCATTTAATGTATTAAGTTATAGTATATTAAAGAACTCAACTAAACCTGTAGCAATTACACCAATCTATTTAAACAATATAAAAGATGATTTTGTTAGAGAGAGAAACAGTCTTTCTTCAACTGAATTTTCTTTTAGTCGTTTTATTATACCACACCTTATGAACTATCAAGGTTGGGCATTGTTTATGGATTGTGATATGATAATGGAAGCAGATATTGCTGAACTATGGCGATTAAGAGATGATAAGTATGCCGTTCAGGTATGTAAACACGATTACACACCTAAAAGTCAAACAAAATTTCTAAATCAAGTACAGACAGTTTATCCTAAAAAGAACTGGTCTAGTTTTATGTTAATGAATTGTAAGAAGTGTACACAACTAACACCTGATTACGTCAATAAAGCAACTGGTTTAGAACTTCATCAATTTAAATGGTTAGAGGGAGATCATTTAATTGGTGATATACCATTAGAATGGAATTGGCTTGCTGATGAATATGAATATAAAGAAGATATAAAGAATGTTCATTACACGGAAGGCGGACCTTGGTTTGAAGAATATAGTAATTGTGATTATGCTCAAAACTGGTTTAATTATTACGTAGATTGTTTTAAAATAGAACTCAAATAATAATGATAGGTTTGGCTACAAGAGATATAACTGATCGAATTATACAACCATTTGTCGTAAAAGAGAATGGTACGTTTCATAAAAAAACCTCACAAGTAGTAAGAAAAGAGAGAACACATTGGAAAACATTTGATAGAGATGAATGGTTAAAAAAGAAAATTCCTGTCACAATATTTGGTTGTTTGAGAGGAACAGAATATATAATACAAGATTGTAAAATTAATAATATAACTTATTATTATTTCGATCACGCTTATATTCATAAAGCTATTAAACATAAAATCAATTCTGTCACAGGAACAAAACATTATCGTATAACAAAAAACGGTGAAAGTATTAATAAACTAATTGATTGGAAAAATGATAAAGTTTTAGAAGCACGAGTAAAAAGTATTCGCAAATTAGAAGATTTAAAAATAGATATTGATTTTTATAAAAGACATAATGGTAAAGATATAATTATATTACCACCAACAGATTTTATCTGTAAGTTATATAATTATGGTTCATCATCGGATTGGATAGAAAAAACTATGAATGAAATAAAAAAACATACTGATAGAAATATTATCATTAAGAGAAAAGAAGACAAACAAGTTTCTTTAGAATTATTATTTAAACAAGCATATTGTGTAGTATCATCACAGACAACAGCAGTTATAGACAGTTTAAAAAAAGGTATACCTTCTTTTTGTGAAGATATATCTTGTGCTAAACCTGTATCTAAAACAGACTTATCACAAATAGAAAGACCTCATTATCCTACTAATGAAGAAATAGAAGATTGGATAGGAACATTAATAAGTTGTCAATATTCAATAGAAGAAATACATAGTGGTGAGGCAAGAACAATTATAGATAGAATACAATGATTATAACACACAAATTATCCTGGGGTGATTGTTTATCACATCAAATTTTTCCTGCTATAGAAAAAGGTTGGAAAGATGAAGATAGACCTATACACTTTTTTTGGGGATTAGGTGGTAGTAATGTAAAAGAAATTGCTGAAGTAAAAGCTAAAGGTGAAGAATGGTGGTACGTAGATGTAGGTTACTTTACTGAACAAATAACAAGATACCCTATACCTAAAATACACGATAAAGACAAAACATATTTTAGAATATGTAAAGGTTATATTCATACACAAAACGGTGCTGTTGGTGACGGTCAACGTGTAAACCAATTACGAGATAAAGGTATAGATGTAGAGTTTAAAGGTTGGTATACAGGTGAAACAAAACATATCTTAGTTTGTCCATCATCTCCTACTGTAACCTTTCACACAAACGGCATTGACCAAGAAACTTGGTTATATCAAGTTACTGAAGAATTAAAGAAATGGACTACAAAAGAAATACGAGTAAGACAAAAACCTAGACCTAATAATCAATTTTGGAATACAGATATAAAAGATGATTTAAAAGATTGTCACGCTTTAGTAACAAATATGTCGTTATCAGCTATTGATGCTGTTATGAATAAAGTACCTGCGTTTACACATCAATTAAATGTTACATCACAAGTTACAAGTAGAAATATAACATTAATAGAAAAACCAATACGACCTGGTAGAAAAACTATGGACGAATGGATTAAGTTTGTTGCTGAAAATCAATTTACAATACCAGAGATAGAAAGTGGTGTTGCTTATGAAACTTTAATGAAACAAGGTTTAA